AGTGCCGTTTTTGACTACATCCCCGTAATACCAAAAATCAACGCAAAACTCTCCAGTAAAATTAAATGAAGAATCACTAGGGCCAGTTAAATAATCGCCCGTACCATCAAAATAAATCGACCCCCCGTTGTCGGCAGTCGAATAACCACCGTGGGTATAGGGGCTGAAGGGTTCTGTTTTGGTATTACCGTTTACAGTAATAGAGTGACCGTTTGTCGAACCATCCGCTATGTAAGGCAAGTGACAAGTGAGTAGCGTTGTATTAGTAATTGCTGTTAGTGGTTCAGTGGGAACTGTGATAGATGTTTGAGTAGCATCGTATGCTGAACTGCCTTTTAGCCATCTCATATCACGTATATAACCATCTATTTCATAGCCTCCGCTATCATAACGTCCGATAGAGGCATTAGAAAAATCTGCGCTATAAGATGAAGTTGTAGATCCTGTTCTTGTGCCGTTATGGAATATACTCAAAGTAGTTCCAGTTCTACAAAGAACTACATGATTCCAAGCTTTTGCAGTAGCTGGCCCATTTCCACTACTACCTACTTTGACTGCTCCACCGCTTCCTGCTCCATAATACCAATAAGTTGATTCGTTATAAATTAATTGATTATGACTATCATTTGGAGCAGAGATAGCAATATGTAAACCTCCTGTTCCACCTGTCAATGATTCGGGCCACCACCAAAACTCTATACTAAAATCGCCCGTTCCAAATTCATGTTCTGTAGAGTCTGCTACTTTTAGATAATCCCCGTTCCCATCAAAATAAGTCGAATACCCGCCGTGCCTATAGGGACTAAACGCGCCCTGCGTTACGTTACCGTTAGCGGTAATCGTATGGCTGTTTGTGGAGGAGTCAATAAACGAATTGTTAACTGCATTGTTCGCGCCGACAGAAGTGATAAGCGCTGTGGTGTAGTTGCTATTTGCGACTGAGAATTGAAGCTCAAAGCTGCTAACGGCTGTAGCAATGTTTACCCCATCGCTCGCCCTAAACGTCAGGCTAAACGTACCCGCGTTAGCCGTATTGGTTGATGGCGTGATAGTAAAGACATTGGTGTTAGCTCCAGTACCCTGCGTGACAGTCGCCACGTTTCCAGAGGTATCTGACGCGATGCTATAAGTGATCGGGATGCCTTCGGGGTCGGTCGCCGTTATAGTGACTGTAGTAGCGGTGCCGTCACTTGCTAAAGTATAAGACGACGCCGCACCGCTAATGCTAGGCGTGGTGTTAATCAGCGCAATGTTATACCAGCCGGTGCCATTCCAGATGTACAGGCGGTTATTGCCCGATACATACGCTTGGTCGCCGGTTGATGCACCAGATAGGGGCAGATCATCAATCGTTGCATATACCGTGGTGCTTGAACCTGATGGTGCTGCACCATCCCAGCGCGTTTTGCTGCTGCTATAGGTGTAGGTAATCCCGTTCGAGGTTACCGTATCGCCGTCAGAAGGTGAGTTGGGAAAGTTATACGCGGCCATCTGTTAACCCTCTAAAGCGGCTGATGGTGGTGTGAAGTTGGATGTGTAGCGGGCTAGGCCTTTGGTGATTCGGAAGTCAGATATGTGGCCGCTAAAACATTGCGCGTTAGCCGCCCCATAAATACTGCCTATTCCAAAATAAGTTCCAGTATAGTCTGCAGTATCCGCTACAGATAAAGCCTGAGTACCATCGATGTAAAGCTTTGTAACAGAGGACGCTCTCACGACTGCAAAGTGATACCATTGATTTAAAGCGTAATTTACTGTGGATTCATGATAAGCGTTTGCAGCATATATTGCCCATTCAGAATCTGCAGGGGCTGCGTTAGTGATTTGAAGTGCCACAGAGTTAGTATTTGTTGCAGGAAAATTACTTGTTCCTTGTTGAAATAACCCTTTATCACCACTGGCAGTAATATATGCCCAACCTTCTATAGTAAAATCTCCTGTTCGGAATGCAAAAAGATTTGAAGGAGACATTGTTAAATAATCCCCCGTCCCATCAAAATACATAGACGAAGTAAGGTATTTGCTCTGAGTAGTAGACGACTTAACGTCGCCGTTTAACGTGATTGTTTTGACAGACTGTGACTTATCAATAATGCCAGCGTCTGTTCCGTTAAGGAGCAGAGAGGTGTTGGTGATAGCCGTTAGGGGGGCTGTGGGTGGGGTAAAAGCGGACGTGTAGACGGCGGTGCCTTTTACAATACGCACATCCGCAAGACTACCCTTAAACACCTGAGAGGGGGCGGCGCTGTCGTATCCTATGCCTATCCCCGTCGTCGCGTTTTGATTGTAACTGTTAGACGCTGTGCGTTGTGAAACACCATCAACGTAACAAGTAACAGTTCCACTTTCTCGAACAATAGCAATGTGAGTCCACTTATTAATTGCGTAATTAATAGACGAAGTGAAAACGGCGCTAGTACCAAACACGAAGTCAAATGTGCCGTTTGAAAGCATCACGATTGACCAAGACCCCGCGCCTGTTCCTAGAACGCAAAGAGGGCGCATTGTTGCGTAGTGATCGGGGTTCCACCACCATTCAAAAGTAAAATCACCAGTCCCCATTTGCAACGACGCATCGTTTGCAACTACTGCGTAATCACCAGAGCCATCAAAGTAAATCGACCCGCCATGGTCGGCAGTCGAATAACCAGCGTGTTCGTAGGGGCTAAATGCCTCTGTCTTGGTGTTGCCATTTACAGTAATAGAGTGAGCGTTAGTTGAGCCGTCTGCTATGTAAGGCAAATGGCACGTTAGTAGTTTTGTGTTCGTAACCGCTGTGAGACGCTCTGTTGGGCCACCGGAGGCTGGCGTTATAGCAGTTCCGCTTACACAGCGAAAATCTGTAAGGTATCCTTGAAATTCATATTGAGCACCTCCGAGACCAAGGTGGTAAGCGCTTGTCCCAATTAATGGTCGGTTTGTTACTGCCGTGTAATTAGTAGATGATGTAAATGTTGAAGTTTCTACAACACCATCAATATATAATTTAATTATGTTGCTCGAATCTCTAACAAAGCAAATGTGAACCCACTGGCTTATTGGTAAAGCTGAAGCAGACAGTAAAGCCCATTGTGTATTTGAATATATGCCAATTTTGTCAGTAGAATCGATCCAAACAGCAATATAGCTTCCATTAGTATTGCTAGGTCGCCAATCGATAATTGATTGAGATGCGCCAACGCTACTAGGTAAATACACCCAAAATTCGAGTGTAAATTCTGATGCGCCTAAAGCAACGCTACTAAGTGACAAATAATCACCAGCCCCATCAAAATAAGTCGAATACCCACCGTGTCGATACGGACTAAACGTATTCTGCGTTACGTTGCCGCTAGCAGTAATCGTGTGGTTATTAGTAGAAGAATCAGTAAACGAATTATTGACTGCATTATTAGCACCCACAGAAGTAATTAGCGCTGTGGTGTAGTTACTGTTTTCAACTGAAAACTGAAGCGTAAACGTAGAGCTTGCCGACGCGACGTTTGTGCCATCGCTAGCTCTAAATACCAGAGTGAAACTGCCTGCGTTCGCAGTGTTTGTGCTCGGCGTGATCGTCCACTGGTTAGTGTTCGATCCAGTGCCTTGGGTAACCGTCGCAACATTCCCTGACGTATCGCTGACAATACTGTAGGTGAGCGGGACGCCTTCTGGGTCAGTGGCAGTAACCGTGACTGTGGTGGCCGTGCCATCTGTAGCAAGGGTGTAAGTAGCGCTAACGCCGCTGATAGAAGGCGTAGTGTTCACTATGCTGATTGAGTACCAACCCGAATCACTAAAGATATAGAGCTTGTCCGTAGAATCGACTAGCGCCATCGACCCCTCTGCCACTCCACTCAAAGGCAGATCGTTGATTGTTGCGTAAACCGTGACGCCAGCAGATGAATCAGCCGGTTGCCACTCGCTATCCGTGCTATTCCACTGCAACACTTGCCCGTTGGTCGGCGCTACTGTGGACGTATCTACGTCTGTGAGCGCGTCGATGGCCTGAGTCAAACCTTGGGGGCTGTCAGACCAAACGCCTTGCGTAGAGTCATAGGCGTAAGTAATCCCGCTGACCGTAATCGTCTGGCCGTTAGTGGGGTTGCTTGGGAAATTAACTGCCATCTTCTAATTCCTTACGCCGGTTGCGTAGGCCAACTAACATTGTTCGGGAAGCCTTCCTGACTTGTTATGTCGCGCAAACTCTGCCTATAGGTGGCCCACTCTGTCTTTTTTTCAGAAGACAAAGGCGCATCAGCGACCTGTGTCCAATCAGATACCAGCAGCAAGCCATCTCGCTCAGCACGTACCTGTATAGCAACAAGAGCGTCTCCGTCAGGAAGATCGGCGGGAGGGCCGAATAACGACAGGTATTCTGCTTCAGAAATCTCATGCTGGCCGTTAGAGTCGGCGTATCTGTACGTCATACTTTCCACCCATA